ATTCTAAGTGTCCATTGGTTACGAATGAAATAAGTAAAAAAAAGAATGATGATGAACCAGATAGTATTCCATTTTTTTTTATGTAACTTGAACACTTACTTCGTCATCTGATTCGCTATTGTGTCCACTAACATATCCATTTAATACGGCGATATCAGCATTTCTACAAAGACCGTATGATTTACGATGCCACTGGGTAATACCATGTTCTCTAATACCATCGATATGTTTTTTTGTACCATATCCCTTATTTTTATCAATATTATAGTGTGTTACTAATTCAGGATATTGTTCGCATAACTCTTCAATATATGTATCTCGTCCTACCTTAGCTAAAATAGAAGCTGCAGCAATGGAGGCATATTTATTGTCACCACCTTCTACACAAAAGTGTGGGACCGATTTATATTTCATAGCAATATTATCAAATTTAGCATATGGCTTAAAATTATTGCCATCAACTACAAGACAAGATATTTCATGTCCGTCAGCTAAAATGTTATGAACAGCATGATGCATGCTTTTAAAAGTGGCTTGTAGAATGTTTATTTTATCGATACTTTTTTCATCTTCGTAGGTTACAGACCAAGCGACAGCGTTTTCTTTAATATATTCAGCAACTTCTTTTATTTTTTTCGGAGACGAGAACTTCTTACTGTCTTTCATCCATTCATAATGAAAATCTTCGCTATCTTTAGGTAAAACAACTGCTCCAGTATATACTCGTCCGAACATGGGACCTCGTCCCGCTTCGTCAATTCCAATTTCATAATGCTTGTTGTCAGTATTAAATATTTTTTCCAAGCATTGATGCGTTCGTCGTTTTTTGGGAGTTTCTATGCTCATAGTGATTGTATACCTTATTTAATATATATATTGAAATCAATATTTTTATTAAACTTTTTTCCGCATATAAATTATACAATGAAATTGCAAGGAGTACATATATTTTTAATTTTATTAGCATCATTATTTTTCGCATGTTGTTTAGGAACTGTTGTTGAAGGATACACAGAGCGAACAGCAGAAAATAGCAGTGGTGATAGTGCAACAGTATATACCGGTGCAAATGGAAATAAGGCAGTTGTTACTGAAGAAAATAACAATATGGATAGCAATGATGGTAACAGTTCTACAGTATATGGTTCTAATGGTGGGTCGGTAGAAACTGCTGAAGGTCCATATGGAGCACAAGTCGCAAAAGTAACAGGTCCCGAAGGTAACTCCGCAGTCGTCGCCAATGGACGTGGAATTAGCCGCTCCGATATTCCTCGTGGAGATGAAGACTTATATATATTAAAGTCTGAGATCGTTCCACCCGTATGTCCAAAATGCCCTTCTGTATGCCCTACATCTCGTACAGAAGCCCCTCCTCCTTGTCCTGCGTGTGCTCGTTGTCCTGAACCTGCGTTTGACTGTAAAAAAGTTCCAAATTATAAATCAAATAACACTCAATTTTTACCCAAGCCTATGCTTGCCGATTTTAGTACATTTGGCGCATAAGTCCATCATTATTATTTCATATCAGAATCGTCAACGTCATTATGAATATCATTACTTTCATGATATTCATAATCAATATATTCGGCATCATCATCAACCAGTTCAGTGAACCCAATTATGTTCCATTCTTGTAGTTTTTTTATACGTTCAGCATAAGTATTACATTCAGTAGATAAAATGGATGTAGGGATAATAGGTATTACAGCATCAATCCCACATGTATTACAAATAATAGTATTTGAAGGTCCATTGCGTAGAGAATTCTTATTAAAACATTTATATATCTTAACACAGTAAACGCACCCCAAATCTACATGTCCATGTTTTTGAATAACTTCGTAGGTTTTATCATAGTTATTGGTAGCTTCATTCATGTATTCAATCATATTATATCTACTTATTGTCAATGAATATAATATAATAATAATATTCAATTTTTTCTTAGAGTATTAAAGTAATGTTTTTTTAATTTTTTTTTTTCGCAATGATTTTTTAATATTTTTACGTGTGCGTGCGCGTGTGCATTTGCTTGTATGTTTACGTGTAGGTTTACGTGTAGGTTTACGTTTATGTTTACGTGTAGGTTTATACCTTCTTTTTTTACCACCAGCAATATTGATAGGATTAACTAATATTATATCATTTTTATCAACGCCATACTCAAATATACCTATGTGATCTATATTGTTTACTATATACGTATTTATAATAGACGGAATAAATACCTCGTCGCCTTTTCTATTATATGTCTCTTGGATTGCTTCTTGGTTATAATATGTATCTCCTTCACGTTTATACAAAATCGCATTATAATTTTTACTTGTTTTATCTTTATCTCCTGTAAATATACATCCAGTTTTATCTTTATAACAGTCTTCGCGTCTGGGAATGCGACAAGATACATTTGGGTTACCAACAACATACCGATTTATTGCTTCAAACGCATGACGTGTGGTTATTGTTGGAGATGATTCGGGCTTTAAATAGATAAATGATATACCATTATCAATAAATTTATACCACTTTATACTTCGAACATCTCTGGTATCTGGTTCTTTATCATTACAACTACAATTTATGACTAATTTATTATTAAAAATAGTTTCATAAAAAGCTAAGTCTGGATTGGGATTTTCTTTTCCTTGAAAATATGTAGTATGCGATTGTAACAGTCTTCTCTTTTTTTTGTTTGTATTCTGTAATAATTCAAATAAAATACCATTATCATCTTGTATAATAAACGCACCACTCAAAAAACAATACGCGTGTCCTAAATAAGCATATAACTGTTTTAAATAATTATTAATCATATAATATATATATTATATAACCAGAAAATAGTACGAATGTGTATACAATAAAAGGATTTCATGATATGTTTTTTTTATAAAACCCATACAAATTGTAGTTGAGTATACTTAGAGTAACATATAATCGCAATTATATTTAAAAAAAAAAATATGCGAGAAAACCTGATAAAAGTAAAATAATATATAATTATATAAACACCATCATGCGTAACTTATTTACTGATGGCAAAAATTCAGTGTGGCATGTATTATTTGGCATGATAGGTTATTATTGGTCATTTGTGGCAATAATATTTGTCCTGTATCAAATGATTACTGAAATACCGCTTCTTCATAATAATATGTTTATCGACATATCAGAATTTTTAGTAGGTTATATATCAGTATTATCTATCAATACATATTTTGGATTTTCAGTGGATTAATAAATACATCATTTATAAAGGTGATGTATTTAATTTATTTTGTCAGTATTAGTTGATACAATTTAAAATTCGCTTCCACTAATAGTTCTATTTCCTCCGCGTTGATTTAAGTATTGGGTTTGATTTGTGCTGACACACGCACATCCGGTACTGGTAGTGTATGTAGAAGGACAACATTCGGGTTTGAATTTATTATCCTTGAAAATAAGCATTGTATCCTCTAATGGCACTGCTGTTCCAACATGATTTTTTTGACTTTGTAAAACACTTTCATATCCCATACTGCCGGCATATTCTTTAGCTTTATTCGCCCAACTATTTGATGAATCTGCCATGATTTGATCATTTAAGGGAGCCATATTACTTAATCCTTCCTGTGCGTTTTCAAATGTCTCGGTAAATGACATTTTAAAGCATGAACATGTAGTAACCATAAAAACGAGTGTTCCTAAAATAAGGCATAATAATATAATTTCCAAACGAAATGACTGACCTAATAGTTTTAGTTCCATAATATACTTATACATAAATCAGATATTAAATTTTTATAGTAAAGTGAATATTACTCATGCTCTATGAAACCTGATTTTTTATCACAGTCTAAGAAACAATCTAACGCGCCGTTATAATCATAAAACGTATATCCATAAATCTCAAATTTTCCTGTATTTGTAATTAAATGGTATAGTTTTTTTGAGTTGTTAGATCTTACTTTATTAATTTGACTATCAAGTGTATGTAAATTTCCTAAATTTTCGTCATATATTTGTAAATTAGGTCCACCGCGTATTTTAATACGCTTATTAAAATGATACGAATACTGACGAATATCTAATCCATTGACTTCAACTACACTCAGTACAATCTCTCCGTTTTTTAATTTATCCATAATTTGTATTTCAGAAATTGGTTTGAACGAACCATCAAACAACTCGATTGGCGTTTTTTTATATAAGCCACTTTCTAAATTTTTATGAATAAACGACATATTTTTTCTGTATTTATTACTAATATATGATTTACATCGTATATGAAGCTGTTTGATATCTTTTTTGGTTATTTCATCCCAATCAGTGAATCTGATATTATTTAAATGTATATATTTCGTATTCGTGCTGAAACAATATATAACAGGGTCTTTAAAATCATATATTTTTATAGATTTCGGGTGTTCCGATACGGATATCATTTTGTTGTTATTAATTATTATCTTATGTTCACCGCTTACAATAATATTGTTAAGATTATACATATCATGTCCGTTAGCATTAATTTTCATTATTGCTGTTACTACCGAATTGTCATCAAGTATAGTGCCTATTTGTAAGTTTTCTATAAAAGTAGGCCCTAAATTTGTTTCAATTACCGTATTTTTAGAAAAACATCCAGGTTTACTTGGCATTCCTGGTAAAGACAAATCGAATGCTGTTCTGAGTGCCTCGCCAATCATACCAAGTGGAATAGCAATGGCTACAAACACAATTGTCATAGTAATAGCTATTCCCCATGTAAACGGTATCATCCAAAATGCGATTATTACTGCTGCTAATGCAAATAGTAATATTACAACAAACTGATAAAACGCGCCTACGGCAGATTTCATAGTATAATAAGTGCCCAGAGCGGTAAATATACCAGATGCGAGTATACCTTGTACTTTACCAAATAAATCGTTAATACTCATAAACATTTTTTGCACAGGAATCATAATATTTAATATTTTTCCCATCATATCCTCAGAAATATTTTTTACTTTTACGCGTATCATGTTTAACATTTCTCTAATGGTATTTAACGCTTCATTTACCATATTAAATATACCATTTATGGACTGAACAAAGAAATCAATAGGTAATAAAAATACTCCAGTCACTTGCTGAAGAATTGTTTGTGTGCATTGAGCAAAATTGTCACTGGTGTATTTAAAAGCAGATACACCAGGCGGTGGATTGATAAGTCCGGCGAACGGTAATATACCAGGACTACATCGCTGATTTACCCAATCTTTTTTAATGGGTTCAATATTGATCATTATATTGAAATATGAGACTAACAGTAAAAAAACGATTATCGTAATACCTGTTATTATGATTGATCCTCCATACTTTTCTGAAAACCCGACATCGTCGTATAATGTGCCAATTGATTTATATATATTTGTCATACCTATATAGTGTTTGGAAAATATATAACAAGTTATTTACTTAAGATTTGCGACCATTTCGGGTGTATCATCATAATCCCAAAAAACGTGGTCTCCTATACATATTTTGTTATCTGAAGTAAGCAAGCAGCTAAGTTCTTTTGAATTTACAACACTCTCTTTTGCGTACTTATAATTACGTACATAATCGAACTTTGTTCCGTCAAATACTAAATGTGTTCCTGTTACATATATTGTTTCTTGTTTCTCTCCACCGTCTATTTCGTAAAGTTTATTGGAATAGATAGAACCATCGGATATATCAGTATTTTTTAAAATGAGTTTACCAAGTATTACACTCCCATTCTTTAAAACATCTCCTAAATTTATATCCTTCATTTTGACTTGTTTTCCATTTTTCAGAGTGAGTGTTGTATCTGGGTGAAAACAAAGAGCACGTAACATACCGCCAGGCGGTCCCTTCCATATACTCTTCATAGTCTTAACTGACCCATCCATCATAAACATCATAGCTGTCATAATACCAGTCATTTTTCCAACTAAATCAATAATTCCCATAGTGACTTTTTGGAATTCAATTAATATATTCAAGAATATTCCATAAATAGATTCTACAATATTTTGAACAAATGTTCTAATAAAGTGAAACATATAACGAATTGCGTTGAGGGCGTTTTGAAATTTTCCAGCCAATCCGCCCATTATAGACAACGAATAATTTACTGGCATGAGAAGATGATCCATGAAATTGGATTGCATATTTTGAATACAGAATGTAAAGTTCTCACTTGGTCCTATATTACCCAATGTAGATGAGAATGGCATTACTGCTGGGTTACATCGATACACCGGCCAATTATCTTTTATTTTTTGCACATTCACGACTAATACATTAAAGGTCATTAATCCAACAAATATTATAATGATTAATAATGTTAAAGCAATATCGGATGTTCTCATATTAATGTATATTGTGATTTTTTATTTTCTGTTTAATTTAATAAGTATATATATGTTTCATCTAAATCTATCCTCTCTTTTTGGTATATCTTCTTTTACGTCTTCTTGTTTTCGAGGAACCACCTATTTTTTTGGATAAATAACGTCTACGCTTAGACCCCTTGCTTCTTTTAGTCGCGCGTTTTTTACCTCCTCTACGTTTAGAAGAGCACCCAACTTGATATTTTCTTTGTTTTGTTTTTCGGCTTCTTTTACCGCCTCTTTTTCCGCCACCTTTTCCAACTTGATTATCAAATTCCGCTTGTGCTGCTGAATTAGTCAATGTTTCTGTGCCTTTTGCCGTATTTGCGTTGGCATCAACTGGTCCTGCTGGTTCTGCTAATGCCGTAGGCTGTGGAACTACTATTTCATTTGGTCCTGGTTGGTCACCTCGTCCACCTTTATATTTTCTTCTTCTTTTTTTAGAACCTGCTTGTTGATTATTTGCGTTCTGTTCATTTGCGGCATTCGCTGTTTTCATTTGCGCACTTTCTGCGGGTGTTCTGGCGCCAGGTTCCAGTCCAAACTGTTGTACGGCTGGTACTGATTTAGTGGTATCGACAGGCATTATATATAACATATAGTGCGATAAAAATCTAAAAACTTAATCGTATTTTTATATTAAATGAACGACGATGAAAAAATACAGCTTCAGAAAATGATTCATGCTAATTCTACCGAAGATAATACGAACGTAATTCGTGAAAAACAAAACAGTCGAAAGATATTTGATGATATTCAGACTATGCTCAACTTGAAATCGCGATATGCTGCCATGCCCGATAATGCAGAAAAACAAGCCATGTTTGAAAATAAATGTAGTTTTCTTTTCAATAATTTTAAATATTTATATGAGAAAATATACAAAGACTTATTAGAACTACAAATATTACAACGCATGTTACATGTTTTAGCTAAAATCGAAAATAATGAACTTGATCAACATGGCGCTTCATTTGAAATAGGCAAATTTTTAAAAGAGGTTTATGTTGACACCGCGATTGGTGAAGATGTAAGACCATGTAAAGATATTAAATGGTCTGATTACAAATTAATGACTGATTAATAAAAAGAATTGAAATCATAATAAACATAATATTATACATAAAGATATACGATGCGCCTTGTAATAGTCGAATCGCCCGCAAAATGCGGCAAAATTGAATCCTTTTTAGGATCTGAATATAAATGTATTGCCAGTTTTGGACATATTCGAAAATTGGCAAGTTTACAAAATATAGATATTCAAAATAATTATCGCCCTACATACGATATAGACGAGCGAAAAACGCAACAAATTAGTAAAATACGTAAACTGATTGATTCATGTGACGAAGTAATATTGGCGACGGATGATGATAGAGAAGGTGAAGCAATTGCCTGGCATATTTGTGACATGTTTAAACTACCAGTCGCTTCTACCAAACGTATCGTATTCCATGAAATTACTAAAGATGCTGTAGTAAACGCGGTAAATAGTCCCGGTATTATTAATATTGATATGGTATACGCTCAACAAGCGAGACAAATTCTGGATCTACTCGTAGGTTTTACTTTATCGCCAGTTCTATGGAAATATATTTCTCGTAAATCAAAGAAAGGACTATCGGCTGGACGCTGTCAATCTCCTGCTCTTAAAATTATTTATGATAATCAGAGAGAAATAGACAATTGTCCCGGCGAAATCATTTATAATACAATTGGCTATTTTAGTTCGAAGAATATTCAATTTGCGTTGAATGATGTATTCGATACATCAGATAAAGCCGAGCATTTCTTAGAAGAAAGTGTAAATCACGACCATATATTTTCGAGAGACGCAGTGAAAATCGCATATAAAAAACCGCCTATTCCTTTTATTACCAGTTCTTTACAACAAAGATGTAATAGTGAATTACGTATTAGTCCGAAAGATACCATGATGATTTGTCAGAAGCTTTATGAAGGTGGATATATTACATACATGCGAACTGACAGTGCGGTTTATTGTAAAGAATTCATAGACTGTGCCAAATTATATATCGAAAATACTTGGGACAAGACTTATGTAAAGGAAGATATCGATAGTCTTAGCGAAAGGGCTACTACAAACAGCAAGGATAGTAAAAAGAAGTCTAAAAAGAAGGAGGAGATTAAAGCACAAGAGGCTCACGAGGCGATTCGTCCAACGAATATTGATATGGCGGAACTTGATAATGATGATTTTAATCCTCGCGAGAAGAAGTTGTATCGTCTCATCTGGAGTCATACTGTCGAGAGTTGTATGGAGAAGGCAACGTATAATACTATTTCGTGTATGATTACTGCTGCTCTTTCAATGAAATTCAAGTCGAATACAGAACAGGTGGTTTTTCCTGGATGGAAAATCGTAAATGGATATGAAAAAGAAAATAAACAGTATTACTTTCTTGAAAAGCTGAAGGCGGGTAGCGTGATTTCATATAACAAGATTACTTCTAAGACATCGATAAAAAATTCTAAATCGCATATTAATGAAGCGAAACTGGTTCAGCTATTGGAACAACATGGTATAGGTCGTCCATCTACATTTTCAAGTATTATCGATAAGATTCAAGAAAGAGAATATGTGAAGAAATCTAATGTAGAAGGAAAGAAAATTCTATGTACTGACTTTGAATTAGTAGATTGTGAAATTAGTGAATTACATGAGAAAAAAGTATTTGGATCAGAAAAAGACAAGCTTATTATTCAACCTTTGGGGGTTATTGTCATGGAATTTCTGGAAAAACATTTTACAGAAATTATTCAATATGATTATACTAAAAACATGGAAAACCTACTGGATGATGTGTCAAAAGGAAATTATACTTGGTATGATATTTGTGCTGCATGTTATAAAGAACTGAATGACTTGATTGATAATATAGATGACGGTGTTCAACGCCAACAGATTAAAATTGACGACAAACATGTATTTATGATTGCCAAATTCGGACCGGTAATTAAATGCACACAAGATGGTGAAATCACTTTTAAAAAAGCCAGAACTGATTTGGATATGGATAAACTTCAAAGAAACAAGTATACATTGGAAGAGATTATCGACACCTCTGTGAAATCAGGTAGAAAATTGGGTACATATAATAAAGAGGATGTATATTTGAAAAAAGGGAAATTCGGTCTGTATATTGAGTATGGTTCAACTAAAAAATCTCTGAAATTTGTAGATAAAGAGGAACATGAGATTACAATTAACGATGTAATCTCACATATAGAGAAACCAAAGGATGTTATTAGAAAGTTAAGTGATATTTGTTCCATCCGCAATGGTAAATTCGGTCCATATATATTTTACAAAGACAAGAAGGCTACAAAGCCTAAGTTTTTGAGTTTAAATGGTTTTAAAAGCGCGAATGGTCAAACTGAACTCGAAGGAGTTATGGAGGATTTCAGTGACGACGAAGAACTGGTGTCATGGATTAAAAAGAAACATGGCATTAGTGTATAAATAGGTTACTATAATAGTTTATCTGCCGTATATATTACGGATTTTCATATCTTTTTCTTGGTCAGATAGAATGGTTCCGAATTCAATTGTAAAGTTGATATCACTGTTACCGAAATCGATTAATGTTCCATCGTGGAATCTGAATTTCACTTTCAGTTTTTGAATACGTTCTTCCAATTGATTAGAGAACAAAGTGATTGTTTTAATGTCATCGCCACTAATATTGATATATCGACTATTAGTGAAATCGGGAACTGATAATTTCGCGAAATAACTATTTATTTTTCCACCATAGTCACCTGTTGGTATTTGACTTGTTGCAAAGGCATTACGCTGTTTAATGTTTTTTGTTCTATTACTACTATCCATGCCTCTTTTATATGATAATGTATCTATAGCTCCGATTGTATTACATGTTTCTCTGGCAAGAGTAGCATTGGTTGATTTTGCAGAAATATTATAAGAAGAACTATTATTCGCATTAGGGACCAATTCGTCACTATTATTATATTTATCTACTTCCATGTAAATGGAAGATGGGAGAAACATATATGGTAATATAGTAGAAGATAATTCACGTCCTGATGCTGCGGTATCTAAAGGTAGCCAAATGTTAGCATGTTTTATAGAGTTAGAATTTTGATAATCGTTAGTATTGGCGACGATTATCTCAGAATTCATATGATTATAATTATTAATAGGAGTATTAAACATACCATCATCTGTAATAGACTCTGCGTAGTAATTTGATTTTTCAAATCCTAAAATAGCACCAAGCCCCCACATATTTTTGGTGTAATATTGTTCATTGTTTTGCGGACAATTACCGTATCCGCCTTGTGATAATATATAATTATGTGATTTTTCATCAAAAAATAGGGCGAAATCTTTATTTTCTGAAGTTCCGGCGTAAAATTTCTTTTCGGGTCTATTGTAAGATATAAATATAGTTCCTTTTACCGATGCGTTTGCTTTGAAATTGGCAACGCTATTTTTATTTACAAGTGTTTGAATAGTTGAAGCTAATTGTTCTGGCGTATAAGCTCCGTCAGGAACAGTAATTAATAAAGGGGTGTAGTATGCGGTGGAAACATATACTGCGTTCGCAATGTTATTTGGGTTTGCAGGCATTGTTCCTGTAAGATTACCTATCTTGAAATCTCTGGTACCAGCATTAATATCAGCTGAAACGATTGTATAATAACCTAATTCGACCTCGTCTATACTAATAAGTATTTTATCACCTGCACTATATTCGCTGCCTCCATCTATATCAATAGATACCACGACTCCTCCTGTAATAGTCACAGAAGTTACTACTGCGTTTTTTCCACATCCATTGGTGGATACAATTTCTAATATATGTTTACTATAGGTATCGGTAGCAGCGCTTTCTCGTTTTCCAAATAAAAGTTTATTATTTTGGTATTTGGATGAAATATTACATAACTCAGTAGGTAAATTTATATCGGTTAATTTCATATATTGAACTTGCTTCAAAGGTTGTGGTAATTCTATTTCGAATTCATTCGCATTTGGCCATTTGGATCTATCTCTGTCATCGGAATGTATACTTACATTTTTTTTAATACTAACATAATTATTTTCACGGTGAATAAGAGGATGATTCACGTTTACGTTATTATACATATTATATATAAATACTAAATATAATATTTATATCTATCCGCAAAAAAAATAAAAACATTATATAAGATGGCATTGAAATTAGCTAATTTACTGTATGATATAAATATAGTTTTTGCAATTATAGCAGTAGGTTTTATTGTCCTATTTATAGATATTAAGGCGGCGATTATAGGATATGGCATAATTGGTTTCTGTACTATTGGTATCATATTTCTGATGTTTGCTCTATTTAGTCAAGGGCAAATGAAGGAAAGTGTATTCAGTATGATTTATAAGATTTTATATAACAGTACTCCTACATTGGTAATATTATCGATATTAACATGGTTAATAGTTATGATTGCGAGTAATTATGACCGCATTACATCGGATGCTGTCCCCGACGATTTTATTACCTTTTTAAATATTGCCAATATGTTACTTATTGTCCAATTTGTATGTCTAAAATATTATATTACAGACCAATTAACAATAACAAAAAATGTAGTAGAAGGTAATAGTGCTTTAAATAATGCGAGTAAAATAATGAGTTCTTATTCAACAATGATACTGTATTTGTTTGGCACGATAAATATAATTGTTTTAGGCATATGCCATACGATTATTAATTATTATGCAACAGATGGATAAGCCAAAATATATAACTGATTTATTCAATAGGTATAAATTTGAATGTGACGCCATATGAATCATCATTTTCCCATATTCCTGATATTTTTAATATAAGTTGGATATTATTTTCCGACTTATATTTGTTTGGCATAGAGGTAAATACTTTGATGTAACCATTCATGATTTGATTATAAATAGAATAGTCAGGTTTTTTGGCTGTGCGATATTTATATTTTGCCATAATTTGTTTTTCGATTATTTCTATTTGGTTGATAATTCTTGCGTTTTGTTTTTTGCAAAAGCAACATTTGAATTTGTTATAATAAACATCCATTGTAATGTTATTGAGTGATATGTATAAATATACCCCATTTAACATTAATTCATCATTTGAATAAATAATTCTGACGAAGTCACTGTCAGTGATTACTGTATTCTTTATAGGTTCTGAAAAAAATATATTATCAGTATTATACTTATCAATAGTTGTTACGATATTCATATTGATTATATTTACGATTATGTCCTTAAATCAATGTTTAAGTTTAATAAATAAAGAAATCATATTATGTTACGTTATAAATGAAATTTTTAGATACACATTTTAATGAATATATAGAATCTGTAAAAACGAATAATCTACATACGCCATTAATAAAAACATACGATTATTTTCCTAACAAAATAGAGGATATGGAGAATGTGTTATTTTATGGACCACAGGGCACTGGAAAATATTCGCAGATGTTATTATCTATATCTAAATATAGTCCATCTGTTCTAAAATACGACAAGAAAATGTGTGTAGTCTTTAATAAAACGAATTATTATTATAGGATTAGTGATATCCACGTTGAAATAGACATGGCTCTACTTGGGTGTAATTCCAAATTGCTATGGAATGATATATACATACAATTATTGGATGTAGCATCAGCGAAACCAAATAACACGCTGATAGTGGTGTGTAAAAACTTTCAAAATATACATAGCGAGTTGTTAGAAAACTTTTACAGTTATATGCAGACAATTAAATATGTAAATATTAGACTTAAATTTATATTGATTACTACATCCGTATGTTTTATTCCATCTACTATTTTAAACAGATGTAAAATCATAAATGTTCCGCGTCCAACGAAAACAATGTACGCCAAGTGTATAAAAGGAAGTAGTCTACAAAATATAAACATGAGCAATGTTATCAATATTAAAAATTTGCAGATAGGTCAATCTTCGTCGACTATAAAAGGCTACGTCAATATTTGTAATAATATCATAGAAAAACTAACAAAAACGGATGATTTTAATTTCCTACAATTAAGAGATGTATTATATGACCTATTAATTTATGATATGGATATATATGAATGTATATGGTATATTATAGAAGAGTTAACAAAAAGGGATTGTATTGGAAATGACCAAATGGTGCCCTTATTGCATAAGGTGTATATATTTTTTAATTTCTATAACAATAATTATAGACCAATTTATCATTTAGAGAGTATCATGTTTTATTTAATAGATATTATAAAAAAGCATGACGAAATTAAAAAAAGCATGTGAAGTATTAGAACTGCATACACCGTTTGACGAAAAAATGTTAAAAAAACAATATCATAAAATGGCTCTACGATACCATCCAGATAAGAATAATGATAGTAATGCGGAGGATCGGTTTAAGGAAATAGGTTCTTCGTATACTTTTCTCTCTAAGCATTTAGATTCGAACTTTGTTGAGATAGAAGATAGTTCAGGGTATAATGATGTTTTAGGTAGCTTTGTTAAATTCTTTTGTAATTGTAAAAATAGTGATATTGATTACACCTCTATCTTCATGAGTGTCTTATCTAAGGCGCATATTATAGGAAATGAAGAGGTGTTATATGATTTATGTAAAGAGATTGACGTTACTATCTTGGTGGAATTATATGAATTCTTAATGAAGTACGAGATGATATTAGGTGTCGCCAAGCAATTCACGTTGAATTTAAAGAAATGGATAGACGAAAGAAGTATGAATGATGTGTATATTGTGAATCCGTCATTGGTTGATTTATTTGAAAATAATATTTATAAGTTAGAGCATGGAGAGAAAACGATTTACATCCCTATGTGGCACAGTGAATTAGTTTACGAATGTAATAATTCTGATTTAGTGGTGAAATGTATTCCTGAATTACCAGATCATGTTAACATAGACGAAATGAATAACCTGCATGTATATTTGAAAATACGATTTGATGGTATTTTATCTATACCAAATATATTGTTTTCATTAGGTGGGCGAAATTTCAATATACCTGTAAATGAATTGTATATGAAAAATAGTCAGTTATATTATTTGAAAAACTGTGGAATAAGTCGTATTAATGAAGATAGTGTTTATGACGACAGTAAGCGATCACATATAATTGTCCATATTGATTTTATTTAAAAACAATAATTATATAATATATATATGAATTCTACTGACTATGTTATTGGTGCGATTTGTGTTGCTATACCAATCATATGTTCTTCGTTTGCAATTTCATTATTGTCATATTTTTCCGAACATAATAATTAATTAATACGTATATTTTCAGTTTAAACTTACATATATATATATTGATATAATGACATGTATATACTGTGTAGTGGGTATAGAATATAGCATAATGAATGTTCCTATAAAAATGTCTATTCTTGGTACATTTACTAATATAGATAAAGCATTAGTATTTCGTAATGCGCAGAAAAAATATACAATAGTAGATATTGTAGAAACGGTGGTCGATAATATAATCGAAAATGAGGAAGTAGAAAACGAGATGAATTTATAAGTTTTTCAAGTTTTATAAATTATAAAACATGAAAAAAAAATACGAGTATTTTTATTGATAAAATGTATTTAATTAGGGTTTTAATTGGGTGTATAAATTTAGATTTTTATTTTATTTAGTAGTTTATGCTTCAGCTTCGGTCTTCTTGGTGACACGCTTCTTGATAATCTTCTTCTTGACAGGTAGTTCTGCCTCAACCTTCTTTACAGCGGAAGCAACCTCTTCGAAAACTGTAGGCTCGTCCTCGTCGGAATCTTCGACTGCTACATTACCCTCATCATCTTCCTCCTCGACATCAGATGATGTATTAGCTGAGGCCTCCATACGCTGCTTGGAGGCACTATCCAACTTGATATGACACTTGCCACGAAGGGTAGCGCGAGGCTGAACAACTCCTTGAACAAGCTTCCAGGTGGTTCCGAACTTTCCATTTGCGAACCAAATGCCTCCATTCTGAATAACAATAGCGATATTCTGAGTCTTTTGGATAAGAGTAAGAGGAGTTACATCAGCATCCTCAGTATCGGGGAAAAGCTGCTTCTCATTCATATCGTATAGCTCAACACTGAACTTCTCATCATAGTAAGGAATCTTAACGCGAAGAGTAGGAGGACGACTGAAGTCAAACTCACCAGTTTCCTGGTTCTTAGGATACTTGAGCATAGGAGTCCATAGAGCATCAACTACTTCAGGACTTAGCTTGGTCTTGTTCATCCACTCCTTAGCATTGGCGATTGCGTCAGTCTTAATCTTATTCTCAAACGTTGCGAGATTATCAAGGAAGTTCTTAGTGTCCTCGCTGAAATTAGAGTCTTGGTCACGAGGGAACTGAAGACTGAGTTCATAAGATCTCTTACCACTCTTGTCATCTACATACTCGTTCACACCCCATGTCATCATAAGGGGAGTGGAAAGATAAGTTGACTTCTTGGTGCTGTTGTTAAGAATTCCGACGTTCTTACCACCAGAGGTGTTTACCTTAGGTTTGGTGTAAATAACATCTGTGTTAGCATTAAAGGTGCTGCCTTCTACGATCATGGTTTGTGCTTGGGTGCTCGACATCTTGGTATATTAATCTATATAGATGGATTCTCTTTAAATCAATTTTTTTTATAAATAGCAAATAAATGATTTATGCAACATAGATGCATTTAGGTATATTTTAGTATTTAAATATAATTAAATTGACTTAATAAAGATACTTGTAATATAGTTTAATAAATCAGGTTAAATATGAAAGAATTCGATGTTGATGGAATTACAATGCGTTTGGGAGAAACAGCTAAGGAGAATTGGCAGCTGATTGGAGAGTCGAATAGTGACCATATGTGGATGCATTTAAATTCCTATCCATCTGGACATATTGTTATTAAATCAGATAACGTAACCGATGAACTTTTACAGGAAGCGGCACAACTATGTAAAGAAAACACAAAATATAGGAATTTGAGAAACCTTAAGATTTGTTATACAAAAGTCTCTAATTTAAAGTATGGAGAGAAACCAGGTTCAGTGCATTTCAAGAGTAATCGACAAGTGAAGACCATTAAAATATAAACATAGAGCGGAAATCAATTAAACAGAATTTATAATAATAGTTATATAAAAGACTATAAACATGAGAAATCGTTCATTTAAATTAAATGATTTTAATATATATTACGCTAAACCTTGCTATAATAATAAATCAAGTAAGAAACTAAATAATGAAACTTTTTTTATCCCAAAAGCACATGAATATACACATTCATGTGAATACAATTATAATGTCTCTCAACTGAAACAGATATGTAAGCATTATAAGTTAAAGGTAACTGGAACAAAAGAGATATTATTTGAACAGATATATAACTATTTACGTCTATCAAACTATTGTTCCAAAATACAAAAGGTGTTTCGTGGTAATTTACAGAGAAAATGTATGACGTATCAAGGACCTGCCTTGATGAATAGAAGTTTATGCGTGAATGGAAGTGATTTTTATACCCTACAGAATATTAACGAAATTCCAGTAGAGCAGTTTTTTAGCTATGTAGATAGCGATAACTTTGTATACGGATTTGATATTCTATCTATTTATACGCTATTGAATACAAGAATTAAAAAGCCAAAAAGGAGAGAAAATCCATATAATAGAAAAGAATTGCCCAAATCTATAAAAAAAAACATCGTTGAATATCTGGTTCTATGTAAGTGTATGAATATTAATGTAATTACATCCGACGAAGAAGACGTAGAAAAGGTTTGTCCTGTGAAACAAGTAGAATTTAGAGCACTGGAAGTGTTTCAACATATTGACCAATTGGGTAATTATACGCAAACAAATTGGTTTTTAAGTTTATCAAAACAGCAATTAATTATGTATGTGCGAGAATTATATGATATCTGGCATTATCGAGCCAATCTATCAACTTCTGTAAAACAAAATATTTATCCACCATCAGGTGACCCATTTAGACACAATAATACAGCCTTACTTAATAATAATACTATTATTGAGATTCAAAATTCAGTCTTACAGATAATGTCTAATTTTACAAAGAGCGCTAATACAGTAGATAATCAATCATTAGGTGCTTTTTATGTTTTAGCGGCATTAACTTTAGTAAATTCGAATGCTGCAGAGGCTTTGCCATGGTTATATCAGTCAGTTTCTCATATTAATTAATATTTGCGTTAAAGCACTTAAAAATTAAGTGTTTATACATCATATAAGATGACAAAGACATCCGATAAGACTACTGCTTCCTCCGCTTCCTCCGCAACACCCGCTAAAAAGAGAGTTTCTACTAAAAAGACTACTGCTCCCACTTCAGTATCTACTGCCGCAACTGCTTCAGCATCCACTGCTAAATCTGCTGCCACTAAATCTACTATTGCCGCCACACCTGCTGTAGAGACTGTTGTGTCCGAGACAGTTGATACTTCACTTTTTGATCAATTCAATGTGTTCATGGGCAAGCTTCAGGCTGTCGGTGCCCAATTCAGCTCTCTTAAGACTGAGTTCCGTGCTCTTGAGAAAAGAACCACCAAAGACTTCAAGGTCGCTCTTAAGGCATCCGCAAAGGGAAAGCGTAGATCAGGAAATCGCGAGCCCAGTGGTTTTGTGAAGCCCACTGAAATTAGTGTTGAGCTTGCTACCTTCCTTAAGAAGCCTCAAGGCACTCTTATGGCTCGCACCGAAGTCACTAAGGAGATTAACGCGTATATTCGTGCTAACAACCTTCAAGACAAGGATAATGGTCGCCATATTATCCCCGATGCTCCTCTCACCAAGCTTCTTAAGATTGGCAAGACCGACGAGCTTACCTACTTCAACCTCCAGAAGTTCATGAGTCATCATTTCCCTAAGAAAGTTGTTGCGACAACTGATGCCGAAAAGACCGCATAAATTTATTTATAAAAACTCATAAAAATTGTTAATTCAAATCCAACAAAACTAAAATAAATATTACTTTATGTGAATAATATTTATTAAATACTTATTTTGACATGTAACAACAGACGTTAAGATGATATATATTATGTATATAACATCGCAATAAATTACCATATTATATTTACTACTACCAAGTAAGTATTATTGTAGACAAATCCAATATATATTGCCTCAAATTCGCGTATAAATCTATTATGATTATTTAGTAACAGTTTAAAGATTATTTTATTGTATTATACAAATCATGTTGACAAACATTTTAGTTCTGTTATCCGCTATTGGTATTTCTACCTGCTCCGCAGCAGCACTTCGTCCTGAAATGCACGAGTTCATCGACTTTATTAAAAAGTTTGATAAGGTATATGACAACATCGAACATTTCGAAAAACGTTTCCATACCTTCATGGACAATATCAAATATATTGAACACACTAACAGTATTCAATCCAATTATACAGTGGGCGTAAATCAATTCGCTGACCTTAGTAACGATGAATTTAGCACATCTATGAATCGTCTTAAATTAGGTGTCGGTTCCAAATGTAATGCGTTCTCTTCTTCCTCTTCTTCTTCTCCCGATTCACTTGATTGGCGCACTAAAAATGCTGTTACTCCGGTAAAAGATCAAGGACAATGTGGGTCATGTTGGTCATTCAGTGCCACTGGAGCAATGGAAGGAGCATGGTCGATTGCCACCGATAAATTGGTCAGTCTATCAGAGCAACAATTAGTCGATTGTTCAGCTGGTCGTCCTTATGGTAATCACGCATGTAATGGTGGATTAATGGACGGTGCTTTCGCTTATGCCATTGATACTGGTATGTGTACTGAGGAGGAATATCCTTATACCTCAGGGGTTAGCAAAGTCGCGACTTCTTGTGAAACTTGTAGTCCAGTTGTAACACTTACGTCTTGTGTAGACGTAACCCCCAATAATCAAGAACATTTGAAGGAGGCTGTTGCCATTGGTCCTGTATCTATTGCTATCGAGGCTGATACCAAAGCCTTTCAACTTTACAAGAGTGGCGTCCTAACAGGCGATGCTTGCGGAACAAACCTCGATCACGGTGTTCTCATCGCCGGATATGGCATTGAAGATGGAACTGAATACTGGCTCGTGAAAAATAGCTGGGGCACTACATGGGGTGATGCCGGTTATATTAAGATTGAACGCAGCGACAGCACTAATGATGCTGGAGTGTGTGGTATTGCCATGCAACCTTCATATCCTGTTGTATAAATAATAACCATTATAATTATAAAAAAAACATATTTTTTATAATTTATACGAAAATAAAATTATTCTGTTTCATCACAAATTCTACATCACTTTTAATAATATTCGAATTTTTAATTACTAATTTATCAAAAGGTTCGTTTATATAAAATGTATACACATCAAACATGTTAAGAATAGCTTCAATCGAGTCATTGGAATTCAGTTTATTATTTTTATATAACCAATCGACAAATGAAATAGGGGAATCCAGTTTTTTATATTTTCCGAACTGATTCATCACTTCATACACATTCATATCATTGCCTGAATCAGTATTATAATCAGTTCCAGAAATAATAGTTACCATTTTGAATTCATCTAATGACAATTGTAAATCATTCAATATACCAGGTAAGTTATAATAAACACACGTGCTGTTAAATAAACTCACATATCTGAATACACGATGACATCCATATACAAACATATCCATGTCTTCACTCATACATCCATATACCATTTTTTTATGTAGAAGATACGCGCATAACTGGTCAGCTTCTCCAGGAGCTTCCTTGTAAGTAACACCAAGTGCGTCCATTAATTCTTTGACCCTCATTATATCCGTATGACTGATTTTTACCGTTTTTTTCTTTTCGTTATCCATCCTCGCTGATAATTCGCTTCTCTCAGCGTCATCTGTCGAAATTTCATATTGCTCTTTTAGTAAATCATAATTAATTTGCGCTTCCTTTTTCGATTTTCTCCTTTCTTCGAGAGTATTACGCTTTTCATCAGGAGGTTTACCGTCGAATATGAATACTGGAATAATGTTATAATAGCGAAATAAATTAATCATTAAATACATTTGTTCCATTAACGAACCTTCGCTCTTATATTTATATAAGTAAATACTCACATCCACTACTATTTTTTTGTGCTGAAGTTCACTAAAATGTATTTTGTTTATTGAATTAGTACAGTTTGCACGAATATACTTGTTTAAATATTTAATTCCCATTTTGATATATATATATGTATATAATATTACATATATATACAAATTTCAATTTTTATTTGAAAGGATTATATATCATTTCAACTAAAATATATATATACTATAATATCGATGGAAAATAGGAGTGTTGCTCATACAAAACAACATGAATGGCGCATGAAACAAATGAACATTTTTTATGGAACTGGTAGGCCCTTATTCAAAATTACAAAAGATAATATGTTTGTGAGAAAGGGATACGATGTTAATTATTATAGAGAAAATACAAATTGGTTATTTTTAGACAATAAAAATTTTGTAGCATACAATAAAAGAATATTACATAAAAAATTGAATCTATCTAATACTAAATAAGTATTCTATAAACCAATAAATCATTCATATAATGACAGAATACGAAGTAAACATTGATTTCGACGAGGCAAGTAAAGCGTGGGCATTAAATAAAAAAAAATTATCTGATGGGTGTTATTCATACGTGTGTGGAACAATGACCAAACAAAATTTACCATGTCAAAATAAACCAATGAAAGATAAATGTGTATGTCGACTTCACAAAAAATATAAGAAGAGTATATATTAATGACTGATCAACGGAATCAAAATAGCCAGACACTTCAAGATTTATTAGAAACATCCTCTTTTATATCAGAATCAGCATCTTTAGAGACCGCTATCGAACTAAATACGTTAATTAATTTGATAGAAAATCCTGACACTAATCTACAATTAGTGCCTTTTTTTTCAGAGCATGATGATATTGGAGTATATCCTTTATATGATGAATTAGTAGATAGTATATTTGAAACACAAATTGCTAACCCTACCAGAATTAAATTTGGTGAATTGTTAACCACTATATTGGAACACGACCCTATGCCTTTACATGAGCGAAAGAAACGCGTTTCGAATCAAGAACAGGTATATGGATTCAGTGAATCTATAAGTGAAAACTATTTATCAATAAATGGACCGGGTGCAAGACCAGATATAACCACATTATATGAATTATTAGTATCGCATGGTTATGTTCCATCTATGTTTAAGAAATTCGCAGACGGGAAACCAGACGAAAGATATAGATTACGTGAACATAATCTAAAAATTAAAGCTAATTTAGTAAAATTCGCAGAAAAAGAAGAAGAAGAAGAATCTATCATAGAAGATGAACAGATTCAATTACTTGAGACTATGTATGAAAATATATGTAAAAATAGAGAGAAAAGAACAGACGACTTGACTGGTACTCATGATTTGAGCGCCGATGCAGATATATTGGTATTTATTATAAATAATAAACATTATTGCTATCAAAAGCGCCAAATATATAACGATTTACAATCGAATAAGTTATTTAATAAATGGATTAAAAAGGACGATGCGTCTGATTGGCATGGCGAACCACATAATACGGAATTTTTTAATATGGCGAACTTCGATTCTGGATATGGTGGAATGTGCGGCAGAACTACCTATGTTCAATTAATGGTAGGACCAACTGTGAAAATGTTATTTGATGTTAATGGTATCATCTCTTTATTAGAACACAACTTCATACCTTTATCGGAATCAAACTTCGGAGATACATTTACAAATGTGTTTGATGTAACGGTTTCTAATCACAAAGAGCGTGTTGGAGAACAAGATACAAATTTTGGAGCGAGTCAAACGCATGGTCAAAATGATGTTGTAACCATTTATACGCTTACACCGGTTTTTAAATCAGAGGATGAAGATATTCAACACTTTATTACATATCAGCGCGAAAATATGAACGAATTAATGACTAAGATGAAAGATGAAACTACAACTGAAGACCCGGAAATAAATATATATGACACTAATACAATAGTAGATGCTCTTGATTTTTATAGATCGCGAATTCTAACCGATGAAGATACCGAAACGGAAAACGCCAAGTCGTATATGGTAATGTTCACAGATGAAGAATTTTTAAAAACCGTTCCGAAAAATGCGCCTTCAGTACATTCTGGAGACATGGTGAATATTAATACGCAAGGCGACGGTATATGGGGTCTATTTGGAACAGTCCGTCATATTTATAGAGTTCCGAATGTGCCTGATGATAGAATAGTAAAATGGATATATGATATTACACCATTTTATGAACCAGGAAATTATTCTAATTATTTTTCTATTAGCGACGAATCACTTATGTCTCGTATAGTTGAACCACAAGCCCCACAGGTTGATCCAGAGCAGGCTATGCGCAATGGAGACGATATAAGCGATAGTGAGGACGAAATAGGAGAAGATATTGGAGAAATACTAAGAGACGTCAATGATTGGTCAGGTGATGTAGATGAGCGTAGAGATGTCCCCCGAGATTTATTTGGTTCTGATAGTGATGATGATGATGATGTGCCTGAGGTTTCATTTGAGATTGACCGACTTGGTAATCATTCCCCAATGCGTCTCGAAGAACTAATGGATAGTCCTACTGCTTCTCGATCGCTACAACATGAACCTATTTCTCCCATTGGTCCACCTCCTGGTATTGATAATTCATTTAGTTTTACACCAGATTCGCCACTAACTCCTCCACCAGCAGCTAATTCTCGACAAAGAAGATCGCGATTGCCGGAATTCACGCGCGAGGAAGAACCAGAAGAACCGGATCCAAATTCAGACACCGAAGTTGGTTTTGGTGGAAAAAAACATAAGAAGAATAAGAAAACAAAACGTAAGAAAAATAACAGAATTAATAAACGAACGCGAGGAAAGAAATAAAGATAAAAATTGATATCGCTAATAGATATAAATATATTTTACATAAGTAATATAGTAACATGGATAATTTAATTGATAAGATGGCACAAACGAGGACGAGTGTGAATTGTGGACCATCTAATCATGCGGCGTATTTGGTAAAATCGGGTAAGAATAGAATGAATTTTCATTCAAAATGCTACTACGGAGAGAATCATTATCAACCTGGATGTTATGCGACTACGCATGCTGAATTAGATGTTATTGCCCGTGTGTCTAAATTACATACTGATAAAATCAAGAAACGTAATAAGCAAATATATAACTTGATTGTTATTCGTGTTTCAAAATCTGATTGGCAGCTTGGAAATTCTCAAGTATGTAAACACTGTATTGACAATATAATTTTAACATCGAAGCGAACTGGTATAAAAATAAAAAAGATATATTATAGTGATACTGATGGAAATATGATAAAAACTACACCTTTGCGTATGTCAAATGATGATAATCCGTTTATATCTTCGTTTTATAGACCATGTGGATATAAGTCCTTACATGACAAATTCAGATCTAAAATGTGTCATTATATTCATCCATCAAGTGACACAGATTCAGACTAATTTATTAATTATTTAATTAATTCATTCAATTCAACTAATCTTTCATCTGAGTCTTTTTCTAATGCTGTAGCAATAGATAAACCTGTTTTGGTAGTGAATAAATTATCGACAATATGTTTTTTCATTCGTACTGTATACAGATTACACGCATCCGATATCGAATGTATATAATCAATATTGTATCGATTCATATTGAATACTATACATCTATCGATATCATATGCTGTCAATAGATCAGATTCTCTTACAATATGATAGGCTGTCTGAAAATCATTCATATCAGGGAACCCGTTCTTTTTTACCTTAGAATAAGACATGGTTGAAATTATATTACAAATGGCTTCTGTCTCGATTGGACTATAATGTAAATTATCGACAATAAATGTGCGTATTCTGGTTAAGCCCTCTGCTTCATTCATGTATTTGTTATCACACATGTCATGTAGTAGAGCAGACGTATAAATAACTCGTTCATGATTTTTAAGAAATGGTTTCTCTACTATTTCATTTTTCAATATTCTTTGTGAATATTTAAATACATCCATGCTATGTTTTAGTCCATGCGAATCGTCGATCGAAAATGTATTGCACGTGTGCCGAATAAAATTGAAAATAATGTTATATGGTATTTTCATTGCTATTTATCTTATATAATATAAATAGTAATTAAATTAATCAATATTTTTAAGTAATATTTTAATTCATTTCTATACATGATATACGAGCGGTATATTTCACAAAAGGATGGTCAATATTTTGAATATTTTTCTCTATTTTACGTATAATTTGAAGAAAATGTCTATTATTATGATGTTCCTTGATAAATTCATAAAATAATTCCAATGTCACATTCGTCTTTCGAAAATCAAGTAATTGAAGATTCCGCTTATTGCAAAAAGTAAGAAACTCTGGACAATTATAAAGAAGAATATTTTTTACAATATAATAACAAAATACGTTGGTATTTTCATTATAATATATATTGTTCCTTAATGTAATACTAAGTTCGTCTTGTAAATATAAATTCTCATACTCTAATCCAATTTTATGCAATACCTTGACAGATTGTATCATAGAGAATAGTTTTTCATAAAATAACAAGTAATGCGCGTTATGTACATATGTGGCAATCTTCACACTATTGTCTAAATAATACGTGGTAATAGCAATATTAATTAATTCACCAAAAAATTCGGCATACGATTCAGTTAATTCACAATCAGTTTTAATCGGAAATAATTTTAACATTTTCTCCTTCATAGAATCATATTTAATTCTCGAAAAATCAAGTCCATAGTTGTGGAATAATTCATGAATTAATACTTTCACTAATTCCTCGTTCCGATATATTACTATATGCGAATTTGTTGTGCAAATATCACTATACGCGGTATTTACATGCTTCGTATCGAATTCATCAAGAGGAGACATAGGAACGCGTTTTTTAAAATCCGTTAGATATACGTAGAGTGATAAATTCTTTCCGCATTCTATAGACGAATAATTACTTAATATATGAGTAATAATATATATCATTTCAATATATTGTGTATATTGTTGCTCTATTTCTGATATACTATTTTTGTCCATAAAAACGAGGTGGACGCTTACTGTTCGTTTGGATATAGTATAATCAAACGTCATGATATGCGATGAAATAGTATCTATAGATTGAATAATATCATCAGGGAAAAAATGAGGATGAAATGAATCTGGTTTTGGAATTTGAGTCTGTGACGTGACTTCATTTATGTTGAAATTTTTAATACTTGTTTTTTTAAAATCATTTCTTGCGTCTAAGATATTATTGTGCATTTCTTTAAAGAATGCGGTAGTTTCGTCTGATATATCAGGTTCTAATTTCAAAAAACGATTGTTGAACTTTTTAATTTCTGATATTAATGTTTTCGAATTATCTGATAATTGAAATTCATGGTGGTTTTCATATAATAGTTCCATATTTACCTTACTATTGCATATATTTTTTATATTACTTATACAGATTAGTTATTATCTCTGTAATTTTTTTCTAACAGACATTAATATATCCGCTTTAATAGGGGGTTTACCCTTTACATATCTCATAAGCAACGCATTATGAGTTTTTAGTAAAACGGTTTTTAATTCTTCATTTTGTGAGAATTTAGATGTTAGAATTATTTCGTAGACTTCATCGCTTATTGGGCCACTATTACTCTGATTATCAGATATTAAACTGGTATCTCCAGATAACTCTGACCCAGAATTTAGAGAGAACATCTCATACATTTCCATATTCTTTTCATTTTTATATTTCATTCCTTCTACACAATGATTGACGGATTTCCATTCATGTTTATCAACCGCGAATTTGGTATTCCAATCATCTGATAACATTCGCCGCCAGTCTTTTATTTTCTTCAAGTCACCGTATATCGCACTGCTTTCTTTTTTACTGGTTTCTCCTGAGCCTTTACCTGGAAAATCTTTATTCGATGACTTGCCATAAAATTGGAAAATCGTGCTATCATCATACAAATTTTGATGAATCGATTCAACTACTTCCGATTCTGAAATCTTTGTTGGTGATTTTTTATCAGATTTAAATCCTTCTATAATACTGTAAGGTCCACGCCCATCCTTATCTTCACAACATTTACTAATAATATCATTCTTTAATTTGTTAGGTATTTCAGATAGTTTCAATATTTTACGGCCTTTATAGGTAATTAACTTGTAATGATACCCATTAAAATCCGCAATTACATAATGATCTGGTTTAAAAACACCGCGCTTTTCCAGAATCGCGTCATTTAATTGCCCACATTGTATTACATTGTCAATGTCGCCTTGAACGAAACTTTCATGGGATAATAAAATTAGTTTAATATTTAGTACACGTTCCAACGTAGATATTGCCCACGTTTCAGCCCAAAATTCGCATGTACGTAGTTTTGCTTTAAATTCTTCCAAATTATCTACCCCTTTCATAAACTCAAATTCATTCTTTAATTCTTGTGTTAACTTTTGTTCTTCTTTCATACGGTTATATTTTTCCAAAATAGTTTTACCCTCTTCTACTATCTCAATCTGGCGCGTTCGACTCTTTGACGAAGACAATTCCTTTTTTAATTTTTTATTTGTAGTTGATAATTTGGTCATTGCCATATTTGTATCTGCTGACGCCGATGCATACATGTCATAATGTTCTTTATACATGGTGAATATTTCATCATTTGCTTCTCTCGACAAAATATCCCTGAGTTTATTTACAGTGGTTTCTTTACCAATAGAATTAAACGCATCGCGAATGACCGCAAATAAACAATCCCCACCACCTTCATTATCTTGAATTCCAAAATGTGTGCTTTTCATATATTGTTGAATCCAAGGTGCCTTGTCAGATACTACCTCTTCTGTATCATCCGTTTTGGTAATAGTCTCTACATGTTTAGTAGGGTCCGTTTTGAATATTTCGTCCGATCCACTATCACCTTCGCCTTTCGATAAACTTTCAATAGTAGCCTTGTTTATTTTCAGTGTGGGCGATTTGGTGTCTGAATGTTTACTGGGATCATCTGGATCATCTGGATCATCTGGATCATTAATATATTCACCTTCACCTTCACCTTCAGAACTAACATTACGAATAGTAATAGATTTTTTACTCAATTCTTCAGCTTCTGCCTGTAATATTTTTTTCAGGTATGTGTCTGAAACAAACGAATATAATAAGGGGTCTCCGACTTGGTCTATATTTAAGTCGCCATCATCATCTAATACTCCAACCAAATGATCACTTTTTAATTCATACAATCCTATTTGACTATATACCAAATCGTCTTTTATTAAATATAGTGGAAAATATATGACCTCCTTTTCTATAAATGTGTATTTTTCTTTCCCTATGGCGATAATAACATCCATCGAAAAAATATCGGTTTCATAAGTAGTCGCATTGTGTTCTATATCCTCAGGATTTAATTTTTTTTGTTCGCTATAATTAATCGTGTTATCTATTTTTGATACAACCATTATAAAGTATTCATATATTTATTTTTAAATGTATGAATTAATAAATAATATAAAAATTGTGTTCTTTATTAAAGTAATTATGTCAAACAATAATGATATTATTCTTATCAACAAGAATGAAAAAAAAGGGGCTGAATTATTAACAACTAATTCATTTTTCAAAGACCTCATTGGTATTATGAAAAATACAGAATTCAAGAATTTCTATTCTAAGTATTTCAAAGATTGGACTGACATACAAACAATGATTTTTTACATGAAATTATACACTACAATCGAATATGAATATAATTCCAGATTTTCAACACAAATTAGCGATAATTTAATGACGTATACTTTACATAACGTTATGACAAATACAAACACGCGTAGCGTAGCAATGAGTTTATTTCGAGATTTCAAAGATTTAAATCATAGTAGAACATATGATTTCAGAACATTAATTCAGTTTAATAATATTAATACTGATACCAATGAACTGTTTATTGAAAATTAAATAACATAATCCTTAAAGAAATGGTCAGATTTTAATTCTTCATAATAAAAATACATCATTTTCCTTTTTGAAACAATATCATAGTTTTCAGAATCTAACTCAAATTCAACAATTCTCTGAATCAATTCGCTTTTTTTTAATTTACGTATAGACAATGTATAGTAACCGGCAATCTGTTGTAATTCTTTCACAGTATAATTGTCCGAAAAAAAAAGTTCTTGTGCGATCATTTCATTTGCTCTATTTTCATCAGTATTAATAAAAGAATTCATTGTTTCTTTAAGATCAATGATTGTATTCGTAGTATCGGTATCTCGGTCGATATATACATCAGTAATAGTACAGGAAATATTAGTCATTAACATGTAATAATAACTATTATTTAACTATTTTTGCTTACTAATATAATCAAACATATCCATATATTTAAATACAGATTTACTCGACAGACTTACATGGTCTTTACTTTTTTGGGTCTTGATAAATTTAATATGATCCATAATATTGTCAAAATCATCATGTTCTTTAATATGCGCATACGATTCTGTAACCAATGTGTATATATTTTCAGCCAATTCATTCACCATTTCCTTACAATCATTGATCGAAATTTTAGTTTTAATAAGAACAATTAGCTCTTTAATAATATTAGTTAAATAGTCATTCGGTAGCACATCCAACTTTACCATATTTACAATGAACATAGAGAGGGCACGCCTGGATTCATTTTCTTTATTGATTTTGCAAAACAAATTGTAGTCTTCGTCGGGATTTACATATTCAATATGTGTGAATAGTTCATTAAACGCTGAAAATTTCTTTTCAAATTCTGATTCAATAAAACTGTATTCAGCCACAAGTTCTTTATATAGTCTTGCGTATAAAGCTGAATAGAACATATTTGTAGTGGCAATATCAAATATCAATAGAGAAATTGTCTCTTTATGATTAGAATCGAAACTTTCAGATTTGACTATCTCTACCAAACATAAATTAATCTTATCTGTGATTTTATCATAATTTTTATCACTGAGTTTATTTAATTCTCTGCGAATATCATCAATCAACTTGTCGATTCCATCTTTTTGTTCGCGTTCCGTTACTTGAAAATTTCGGATCGTATCCCAATCCGCATCATTAATTTCCTGCGCCTTATGCTTAGGCTTCCTTTTTTGTTTTGTTTCATCTCGGTGCTTATGAAAGACTGGAGTTCTGTTATATGTTGGAGCACCAACTTTATTTGACAAATCTGATATTCTATCAACTATTTCTTGTGATAGTGTATATCCATCCATATTTCCTACAAGTTGTAGAATTTGTGGTAATGGGTATGAGATATATTCAGACTGGGTAGCATTTTTTACAAGTGCTGACATAGTAATGATGTATTATTATAATAATATAATTTTTATATCAATTTTTTATTATATTATATTATAATTAAAATATTAACTTAAACGTATTATCGAGATGATATATATATATTATGAATGAAAATGGCGAAAACAGTGAAAACAACATAATCAATGAAACACACAATAATTTTGACAATAGTTCTGTAAATCCTCCACAAAATGATAGTAAAGGAGACGACTCGTCATTTGAAAAATGGGACGAAGCAAATTTGAAAGAGTCGGTATTACGCGGCATTTATTCAATTGGGTTTGAAGACCCAAGTCCTATTCAAAAGCGGTCTATTATACCTATGGTAAATGGAAATGACATTATTGCTCAAGCACAATCAGGTACTGGAAAAACCGGCGCCTTTTCTATAGGAACTTTGAGTCTTATTGACACATCTATTAGTAAAACACAAGCGGTCATATTATCTCCTACACGAGAGCTGTCTATTCAAACATTTAGTGTTCTAAAAAACCTCAGTGTGTTTATGGACAACATAAAAATTAAACTCTTGGTCGGCGGGGTTTCATCAGAAGATGATCAAAAAGAAATTCGAAGCGGGACACCTCATATTGTAGTAGGATGTCCTGGTCGCACATACGATATGATGCGTAGGAATCATATTCAATCCAAATCAATCAAACTAATTATATTAGATGAAGCGGATGAAATGTTGTCTACAGGATTCAAAGAACAGGTATATAACATTTTCCAATTTTTGAACAAAGATGTCCAGGTATGTTTGTTCAGCGCCACACTTCCTAACGAGATTAATATGCTTACGGAGAAGTTTATGCGAGACCCCATCAAGATTTTGGTGAAATCTGAAATGTTGACTTTGGAGGGGATTTCGCAATATTATATTGCGTTGGAGGACGATCAGTCAAAATACGCAACACTTAAAGATATTTTTAGCACTATTTCCATGTCACAGTGTATTATCTATTGTAATTCAATTAAACGCGTAGAAGATTTATATAATGCTATGGTAGACGACAATTTCCCTGTATCGCGTATTCATGGTAGCATGGAAAGAGATGATAGAACCAAGTCTTATATGGAATTTAAATCAGGCGTGTCTCGTGTATTGATTTCTTCGAATGTAACCGCACGTGGCATTGATGTCCAGCAGGTGAGCACAGTCATTAATTTCGATTTGTCCAGAGATGTTCATACATATCTACATCGCATTGGTCGAAGTGGACGCTGGGGGCGCAAAGGTGTAGGGATTAATTTCATCACCAAGCGCGACATCCGAAATCTCAAGGATATTGAAGGACACTACAATACACAAATCACAGAACTACCGGCATCGTATGTTCAAGCATAAATGATTCACACAATCGTTTAATTAATAGTATATTATTCTTCGTATTAAATAATGAATAATATACACGAACTAAATAAGGAATTCAAATTACCAATTACTTATTTACCCGACAGCAAAAAATATGAGTTGGCAAATAATCTTCAAATAGATTTAGAATTAAAAGAAAATTACGACATTTCGGCAAACTGTATTTATGATAATTTGTTTGAATCCAATAATCCTTTCTCGAAACAAGTAATACAATCATGGAGCGATTATTATACTACAGATACAACATTCTTAAAGGAATCACAGACATTATATAAGGAGATTGAAGTATCCAAACGTCATGGACCATCGGATATTGGTAATATAATAGAAATGTGGAATGAATTAAAAACCGATGTGAATTTTAAAGAACGGTATTGTTATGTGGAATGGGACATGCTTGAGAAGCTGAATAGTTCTTCTTACTTTCTCTCTGGGTTAACATTGGCAACTCTAACCAGTCCTATTCTAACCATTGTTATTCCGGTAATTTTGATGATAGTGCCTTTTTTTATGTTGAAGATTCAGCAACATAGTATTAGTTTGGAAGAATATATTGTGGTATTGAAACAGTTATTCTCCAAACTTCCTATCGGCAAAATTTTTCAGTTTAATAGTATGACAATGGAACAGCGCGTAACCTCATTGGTTTCCGTATTCTTCTATTTCTTTCAAATATATCAAAACTTCATGCATTGTTATCGTTATCATAAAAATCTCCAGAAAATGCACGTATATATCGAACAATTACGTTCCTATAATGATATTACTATTCAGTCGATGAATGAATGCTTGGCTATCACTGACTCATTATCATCATATAATGGGTTTAATATTGTTGTTAAAAATAACAAATTCATACTGGAAGAGATGAATGCCGAATTATATAAGGTTACTCCTTACAAGTTCGGATTCTCTAAGATTGTCAACGTCGGACAAGCATTAAAACAGTTTTATGCGATTCACTGTAATGCGACATATCATGAAACATTGATATACTCATTCGGATTTAATGGATTCATAGACAATATTATTCAATTACGTGACCTAATAGATAATAAAATAGTAAACAAATGTTCATTCACAAAGAAAGATACTGAATTTAAAAATGCTTATTTCGCATCACTGAAAAATAGTTCGGCAGTAAAAAATACATACAACTTAAAGAAAAACATGGTGATAACTGGTCCAAACGCAGCAGGTAAAACAACTATGTTGAAAACCACTCTATTTAATATTATACTCAGTCAGCAAATAGGATTCGGATTCTATAAATCAGCAAAAGTAAATCCATATGATTATATTCATTGTTATATAAATATACCTGATACTTCTGGGAGAGACAGCTTATTCCAAGCGGAAGCCAGACGATGTAAAGACATTATTGATTGTATCGACACATATAATAATAAACGACACTTTTGTGTATTTGATGAATTGTATTCCGGCACTAATCCTTATGAAGCTATAGCAAGTGCATATTCTTATCTACATTTTATGAATTCTAATAAAAACGTTAATTATGTACTTACTACTCACTATATTGATTTATGTCTTAAAATAGAACGACGTGATAATAAATACGCATTAAACTATCATATGGAAATAGATAACACCGACAATGAATTTAAATATACCTACAAAATTAATCGTGGAATATCTGAAATAAAAGGGGGCATAAAAGTATTGAAGGAATTAAATTACCCAGCGAGTATTATCGATTTAACAGAATCGATTATCAATAATAGTCTATCTATTTAAATAAGGACAATTCGTTATTAACAATTATGTTGTTTCGTTATGTTAACCATTTAAATATATATCGATGTTATAATAAAATGTTCGGATTAGAAAATAACGGATTTCTCATTAGTTTAGCAATTTCTCTCTTAATCGCACTGGTAACAATGTTGTATTTTAGACAGCAACTATCTACCCTCGATCATAAAGTGAATTCAATGTTTTCACTCATGACATCATTAACACAAGAGTTAAATTCTCTATCCAGTCTTAATATGGCACAGCAACTCATTCAGAAAGACGCATTGGATGAAGGAAGTAACGAGGAAGGAAATGAATATGAACAAGAAGGCTCTGGAAATAATCTCATTGTTCATAATTTAGACTCTGATTCACGCATTAATGTTTCAGACGACTCGGAAGATAGCGAATCTGGTGATTCTGATGAATATGACGATTCCGACTCAGAAGGCGAGTATGATTCTGAGAATAGTCTAATTGACCTATCGGGTGAAAATGAAACAAAGACTCTTAACATGGGTTCTGAATTACATAGTTCTCAAGAAACTAATATTAAAATCATCGAAATGTCTGGTGAAGATGAAGAAGAATTAAATGATGGTGAAAGTGGTAGTAGCTTTGATAGTGATGATGCTCCGCTAATTAAACATTTGGTTACTGAATTAATTGAACAAACAATCGAATTAGAAAGTAATATTCTCAGCAATGATGATCTCGATTCGGTAGAATTGCCCGTAGAAACATTAGTTACAGATTTAACGAGCGACAACGTATCCATAGAATCCATCGCTGATTTAGTAGAGGAGGACGAAGAAATTGTTAAAAAAATCGAAGTGCCCATTGATTATTCCAAAGTTAGCGTAAAAGCCCTTAGGGACATTGTGTCTTCTAAAAATTTAGCAAATAACGTGAGTAAACTAAAAAAACAAGAATTAATTAATCTGTTAAGTGTTTAATTATCTTTATACATAATATAAATAAAGATGAGTTGGGGTACTTGTTATTCAGGATCAAATAATATTCATTTTGGATTTCCTCCGGTTATGAGTGATGGTAGAAATTATAGTCAATGGCAACCAGGAGCAGTTGTAAATAAAGAAATTCGAAAACAAGCAAATGTTCAATCAAATTGGGAATACCGCAATTATTTAACTAAAAACGCTAATTCTATTATTGAATATAATCAATTGTCCGCATGCAATGAATGTGGAGATTGTCCTTATTACGGTAATTCAAAACAAAAATCAAACAATACACCATTCTTATATAAATCCGGTTCAGAAAAAACGCAACCTTACGGTTACGAAACGAGCGACTTGAAAAATTTATATTTATCGCGCACTGATTTAGCGGAGCGCATGATTGCTCCTTCTGTGAATCAGGATCAACTATTAAATTATTACTCTAATAAAAACAATTAAATACTTAATATTATTCATTAATATAGAATATTATTAACCGTATATGAAAATTCTTAGTATTGATGTAGGAATAAAAAACTTAGCTATATGTCTGTTTGATGTAACTAACACAGATGATTATAAAATACTTATATGGTCTGTTGTTGACTTGGAAAATACGGTAATTCATAAATGTGATGGTATGTGTAATAAAACCAAAAAAACATGCGGTAAAAAAGCATCGTATGAGAAAAACGAATTATTTTATTGTAAGACTCACGCAAAGCAAACTACATTTATTATACCCAGTAAAGAACTGAATCCTATGAAATTAAAAAAACTCAAAATGGTAGAACTGAATGATCTATGTAAAAAATTCAATATTCTTACTGCTGAACAAGAATCAGTTAAAATACTTAAGTCAGAATTAATTACCCTCGTCGAGAAATATATTTCCGATTCCTGTTTCTCAAACGCCAATCAATCGACAAATAAACAACGTGATTTAATTACACTTGGTAGAATGTTACAGACATCATTCGACTCTATATTTTATGAGCACGACATCGATACTGTTATTATAGAAAATCAAATTAGTCCCATTGCTAATAATATGAAAACATTACAAGGAATGATCGCACAATATTTTATTATGAAAAATGTGTCAGAGATTAAATTTGTTTCTGCCAAAAATAAATTAAAACACTTTGAATCAAATGAAGAAAAATACAGTTATAGTGAACGTAAAAAACTATCTATTAAGGTATGTCGTGATATTATTGCCGAACATCCAAAAATATGCAATAATCATTTAGAAATATTTGATAAATCAAATAAAAAAGATGACCTCGCAGACTCTTTTTTACAAGGTTTAGTCTATTTGGTGAATTTAAACATCATTTATTTCAAGTTATAATATTTATTTTGCGGATGACTTAAAATTATATGTTCTTAATAAACAATAGATATGAATATTGAAACCGTTGATCTCAACCTATCAAATAGCGAACCATCCATTTCATTAGATAGACCATCCGTGAATTTTGGACCTGGTATTGAACTTTTAATGAATGATAAAAAGAAAACCTCATCTCGTGCCGGCAGCCCATCATCTGATATTAATTTAGCTGATTTACAATCTTTAGAAGATGATCTCAATCATTTGGCAACTGATGAGTCATCTGATACAAAATACAATCTTCGTGAATCTAAGTCCTCCGCATTTACATCTATACATAAACCTCCTACTCAAGACAACAGTTTCGATAACCAATCGCTACAAAGTGTTCATAGTATTAATTTGAACAACCTTGATGACGAAACAAAGACCATCGACGCAACACCTTCTGTAAAATTCACCAATGATGTAAAGAAGAATACAGATGAAAAAACATGGGACGGCTTCCATAAATTCAATGATATTCCGGTCGATCCAAATCATAATTTTGATAATGCGCCCAAAATGTCACGCGAAGACATGTTGAAAGAGAAATTTGAAGTATTGAAGAAACTTGAGGCTCTTGAAAAGAGAGGTGTCGAAATCAGTAAGAAATATACAATGGAATCTTCCCTTATGGAAATGCAGGGCGAATATGAAACCATTGTCTCGGGTAAAGAACGTGACAATTCCGTCAAATTTCAAGGAAAAATGCTCATGGCATGTATCACCGGACTGGAGTTTTTGAATAATCGTTTCGACCCATTTGATTTGAAGTTGGATGGATGGTCAGAACAAGTCAATGAGAACATAGACGATTATGATGAAATATTCCAAGAATTACACCAAAAATATAGTTCCAAAGCAAAGATGGCGCCCGAACTCAAATTATTATTCCAACTGGGCGGTAGTGCCATTATGCTTCATATGACAAACACTATGTTTAAATCTGCCATGCCTGGCATGGATGACATTATGCGTCAAAATCCTGAATTAATGCAACAATTTACCAGTGCTGCCGTTAATCAGATGGGGCAGAATAGTCCGGGCTTCGGTAACTTTATGGGTAACGTAATGCGCGATAACGGTGGTGGGTCAGGTGAACCACAGCTTGATATGTCGTCTGGACCTCCTCCCGCACCTATGAGAACACAAAACATGGCGCCTCCTCAACGTAATGGTTCCAATAGGCCTGATCTAATGTCCGCACGCGGACAACCTCAACAAGGAGTCGACCTATCCAATAATTATGAAAATCCTGGCGCACCTATGCGATCCAAACGCCCCGTCACGCGAACAGAAATGACCGGACCTTCTGATATTTCCGACATACTATCTGGACTAAAAAGTAAACAAGGAGGCGCTGTTTCACAGCAACAGCAACAGCAACAACAGCAGCAGAGTGAGTCTATCAGAATCAACGAAGAAAATTCAAGCACCATTAGTATTTCAGATTTAAAGGAAATCCAAAATTCAAACCCTCCAAAGCGTTCCAAGCGTCGTCAAAAATCAGATAAAAATACCATCAGTTTGGATATCTAATTTTCCTAATATTATTATTTACCATTATAGTATGTGTTTCTGATTTATATTTATTATTTTCATTAAAATTATACATTTGTAATAATATCTTTCTTGACCCACGAATAAGTCCAGCCAAGATAATAGGAGATATACTCATTATATTATAACAATACTATAATGAATAGAGAAAAAAACACTCACAATACTATATTATTTATTTGGTAATTATTATATATTACTAAGGAACTATATTTTAATTATCGTTATTTATTACCTTCATGTGTTCAATGCTTAAGATAATAGTATAAAATAATATTGTCAATCAGTTCCCATTCCTCCGATGATATATCATTTGGACCATCAAATTCGTCCTCATCTATATTTGCGCATTTTTCGCCAACGAATAGTTGAAATCCCATTTCTTGTATTTCTTCCAATGCGTCGTCATCTATTTTACATTCTTCTTCAACCTGATAAGAAACTATATCATCATGATATTTTATAAATGCTCTCACACTTTGATTCCATATGTCATCCTTATCTTCTAATTTAAGGTAACATTCGTTAATGTATTTCTCAAATACATCATTTAGTCTATCATTCACAGTAGTCGCCATCGCTTGTTAATAATTATTATTTTTAATAATAATTATGATCAATTTTTATATTATGTAAATGTAAGAAATGTTAGTTCATTTACCAATGCCCATTGTCCATGCTATGCACGTCTTTTTACAGAGCATTATTCTTATTTATATTGGTTACACTGGAAAATTGACGCAAGATTATATGTATTTAGCACTATTAGGTACTGCCGTTCTTATTCCTGTTTTTGTTCCTGCGCCCAATTTCGATGACAAAAATAAAAGCACTATTGTCCGCCTATTTCATTACTTGGTCCTTTTACCTGTTCTTACCTACATATCTTACATGGGATATTTTGAACATAATATTGGCGATATAATGTATTTTATTATGCTCATCGTTGGTATTTTCGCCTTCTTTTATCATGCGTTCAAATTCGTTATGCGTCTTAAAGGTGGAGATTAAACCACGATTAAACCGAAATATTATTCGTTTGTAGTGCTGGCGCGTTAGGTAGTGCCACTACCTTTGCCTTTGGAGGAACATATTCCACATTTCGTAAGTAACTCCATATACGTTTTATTTTTTCACGCTGTGTCTCACAGGTCGCCTTCTTGATTTCTTCGTCGCTTATTTTATCTGGAGCACGCAAATCCAATTCAAGCACCACATGCACCTCATACAATCTGAAATCCGTATTGGCCACTTTATCTACCGAGATATTGTAACCACCATTCCAATAATGATTCATAACAGTTAATGTACGATCTTTTCCGTAAAAAAACGGGTTTTGTCTCTTAAAAATTCGCTGAATAATATTGTTAATATTATAATACGCCACCTCATCCTTATCTGCCTGCTCTGGTGTAGTCTTAAATTCTTTTCGCTCTTTTTTCTTATAATCGTTCAGTTTTGTTGATAATATTTTTACAAACAAATCCGTTTGCGTAACTGAATTCAAATAATCAACGTTCTTTTCTGGAAAATATTTCGGCTCTAAAGGAACTAAATCAGACATTAGAATTGTATTTTTCGGGATACGCAATTTATCAAAATTCACATCTATCGTATTGCTTGAATTCGTCAATATATATGGCTCATATACTATATGTCCGTCTATGTTCGTTTTCAACATTATTTTCAGCACACTAATCATTAAATATTTATATTATTACTATAAAATATAAATACTTACATCGACGAACTAAATTTCTCAAATATTCTCTTTTGTGTATCTTTCTGCTTCTTTGACCGGGCGGCACTGAGAATTTTCAATGCGTTAGACAGTTCCTCTTCACTTATATTACCATCGCCATCTTCATCAATAATATCCTTCAGTTTTTTAAAACTTTCTGGTAATACACAATAAGCACTATTTTCATTGAATAAATAATCCGCTAATACGATAAACGACGCTGTTAACGCTAAAGCTATCACAATATCCTTCGTCGCAATGAAACAAATCGCAAAGATTAATAGTTGGCGACCCATAGCATTACGCAAATACGCCTCTTGGGATTCACTGAACTCTACTGTTATGAATTTCGAACCAATATTTAATATTAACATAATGATACCAGCAAAGAATTTGCTTTGGTTTAATGAGGAAGCACTATTTGAAAAAAAATCAAACATGTTACTAATCATACTTATACTTAATATATGTATGTAAAAAAATTTAATAGCCCAGTTTTTTCGATAATAATCTAAATGTGTCTCTCTTCGTCTTTTCAAACCCTTCCTTCACTATATTTAAATTTCGCATCCCACTTCTATATTGTTCTCTAATTCTCGGATGAAATCCTTCCTTATTGTCTCTTGGTTTACTATTCAACCACGAAAAATACACGATTACTACAATTAGTAATACATAGTGCCCTACCTTCTTTAATGACATCCTTCTTTATATTAAGAAAATATATTTACTTCGACGATGTGGTTAATACTGGCTCTGGATCTGTTTCTGTATTTGTAAACTCAGAAAATATGGTAGAAAACGTTTCTACTTGCTTCTCATTACTTGTTATATTCTTATTTATCGAAAAATTATTAGAACTTTCGGGACGCAATCCTTCCATAATATGTAACTGTTCTTTACCCGAACTAATCTTAAAACTACATTTTGTATCACATGGATTACATTTATCCGCATCAAAATTAAGGTTAGGGAATTGTGACCCAATGTCTTCTAAAGACACTTTCTCTCCATTCTTATCGACCAATCCTTTTTTTTTACAGTATTTCTGCTTGAATTGTGTTACTGCTTCCTTTTCGGAACCAGTCATTCCTTCAATAAGTGAAGACTGTTTCAGAGATATTATTACCACTAACATGACAAGACCGTATACTTTTCCATATAATGAAAACGCTACCAATAAACTTGCATAAATCATATTCCCTAAATCAGAATTATAGAGAGAAGGTGAATTTGTTAAAATGATTATTATTACAAGCATTATTAACGTACATTGAACATTTGATTCCATTATATAGTTATTGTGATTTTTTTTCAGTGTATAATATTAATTTTTATCTCCTTTTTTATTAAGAGAACTATGGCAACAACTTTAGGATATTCAACTATTGAACAGACTAATAATACCAATATAAATAATGAATCCAATCTAAATATTCATGAACAACGGCGAAAAAATAAAACGATAAAAAACAGAAGCGTCTATCCATCATCCAACGATAAAGTTGAAAATATGATTAAGCATTTGAATTTATCAAGCGTCGAAGAAGAAGGAAATGGACTCGCTGATTTTAATCCTCCATCCAAACCTATGTCATCCGGAGTAGAACGCACTAAAAATACCATCAGTAGTGTCGAAAATTTTCAAAGCAATGGATCCGAAGAAATGGTGGATATGGATGACGAAAACGATGACGCAGAAGTAACTTCTGAAGGCTTCCAAGAAGCAAATGGGTCGTATTCTAAACAATATTTTGAGCAGCATGTACCCTATTACGCAAATGCTTCCAATATGAAAGATAGCGCCAGTTCTAATCCAGAAATTATGAATAAGATTAATTATTTAGTAACTCTCATCGAAAATAATAATGATGAAAAAGTTAATAGTATTACAGAAGAATTAGTATTATACTGCTTTCTTGGAGTATTCATTATTTTTATTGTTGACTCTTTCGCTAAAGTAGGTAAATATGTAAGATAAAATAATCATTATTAAATAGAAATTATGATTATTTACAGATATGACTTAACGATACTTATGTGTTTTTTTACGAGCGATGTTATTTCGCTTCTTTGTTTTCTTTGTTTTCTTTGTTTTCTTTGTTTTCTTTGTTTTCTTAATTTTTTTACCTCCCAATAAACCATAATTCACATCATCATAATAACCCTCTATATCCCCAATCACTTCCAGATATTTGTCACCATTTCCATCCAAAGAAATTTTATAATGTCTAAATCCTAATTGATTCTCGGGAATATAATCAATTAGATCACCCACATTACCTCTTCTTAAAACATCTTCTTCTTCTTCGATGTTTGAAAAAGAACGCACACTTGGTCGTCTCATATCCATTTCAATAGT